AAGAGAAGCACGAAGACGTATAACAGATGATCTGTATCACATAGGCACAATGCATTCTCTAGGTTCAAATGAACTAGAGATAGATACCAACACACAATTACTCAAAGGAAACAAATGGAATAGTTTCAAGAACTTTTCACAGATATGTAGAGACATGTCTTTTGAATCTTATGTCAACGAAGCTGGTTATGTGGAATACATGAATCCAAACATGAAAGTCATTCAATATGCAAGATCAAGAAAGTTAGACTTGCAGCAAGCAGCTATTGATCTTGATATAATACATCTAGTTGATCTTGGTTTTGTAGAACAACTAAATGAAGATCTAAAAAATTTTAAAAACGGAACAGGTATGATTGAGTATTCCGATATGATTTCTCAGTTTGTCGATAAGAAAAAATGTCCACCTATCGACATTGTGTTTCTTGATGAAGCACAAGATCTAAGTCCTCTGCAATGGGATATGTTTTTTTATCTCGAGAGCGTTTCCATTCGTTCTTATGTTGCAGGGGACGACGATCAAACTATTTATACTTTTCAAGGAGCAGATCCTTCTATATTTATAAACTTAAAAGGTGATGAAGATCCACAGATACAATCACGTAGAGTCCCAAAACAAATACACAAGTTAGCTGAATCTATATTTCCGTACATGTCAGAGAGACTAGATAAGAAGTGGCAGCCAAGAGAAGCTGAAGGAAATATATACGAAGATGTAACACTAGAAGAATTAGATTTGAACTCTGGTAACTGGATGATTTTAGCTAGAACAAATAAAATGTTAGAGCCAATAAAAGAACATTTATATGATTTGAATATAAGATTTGACGCAAAGAGTCATTCACTATTACCTCCAGACATGTTGAATGCATACAGAGTCTGGCAACGTTTGCATCAAGGTGCAATGGTAAATAAAAAAGATGTAGAAGATTTATGGGAATATCTAACTGTAAAACACGGACATCTTGAAAGAGGTTACGCAGGTGGCAAGACACTTAGAAATGTATCTAGTGTCGATCTAGATCAACTAAGATCTGACCACGGGTTGCGAGCGTCGGGGAGCTGGGAAACATTAAATTTTCCTGATGCAAGTAAAGACTACATTAGAACTATTCTAAAGAATGGTGATGATCTAATGAAACCAGCAAGAATAAAAGTATCTACAATACATGGTGTAAAAGGAGAAGAAGCAGACAATGTTGTTTTGTATACAGACATAGAAAAAATTATATACGATTCAGCATTAAAAGATCCTGACCCTGAGCATAGATTGTTTTTTGTAGGTATAACGAGAGCAAAAGAAAATCTGTATCTCCCACAAGCAACGGGAGACTATCAATATAACATAGGAGGACCAATAGTATGACAGATATTAATATGTTTGATGAAATGAAAGACAAACCACAAAACGTTCAAATAGGAGGATCTCACTATATGTATTTTGACATACAGCCATACGAGTTTATTTCAAAAAATAATCTCTCGTTCTTTCAGGGCTGTGTTGTGAAGTACGTTTGTAGATACATGCACAAGAACGGAATAGAAGATCTTGATAAGATCATTCACTATTGCGAATTAGAGAAAAAGAAGTTAAAAGATAAAAAGAAAAAGAAATAATGTTTACAGCACAAACAGAATGGGACTGCCCAGAAAATTTTCCAGATTTATCTGATGCAAAATATATTGCGATCGACTTGGAAACAAAGGATCCTGACCTAAGATCAAAAGGATCTGGTGCAATACAAGGACATGGAGAGATTGTAGGAATAGCTGTGGCTGTTGAAGGATGGTCAGGCTACTATCCTATTGCACATGAAGGTGGTGGTAATCTTGATAGAAGAATTGTTTTAGAATGGTTTAAAAAAGTTTGTGCAACAGATGCTGTAAAAATATTTCACAATGCAATGTACGATGTATGTTGGATCAGAGCATACGGTATACCTATCAACGGACATATTATTGATACTATGGTTATGGCATCACTGATTGATGAGAATAGATTGTGGTACACACTAAACAGTATTTCATTTGATTATCTTGGTGAAGTAAAAGATGAGAAAGCTTTGAAAGAAGCTGCAGAGTCTTGGGGTGTAGATCCTAAAAAAGAATTGTATAAATTACCTGCAATGTATGTTGGAAGTTATGCAGAGAAAGATGCTGAACTTACATTAGAATTATTTAAAGTATTATCTAGAGAGATAAACAAACAACGTCTTACAAATATATTTGATTTAGAAACACAACTGTTTCCATGTTTGATTGATATGAAATTTAAAGGGGTGTGTGTCGATGTCGAACAAGCTCATAAATTGAAACAACAATTATGTAAACAAGAAGAGCAACTAATGTACCAAGTAAAAGCAGAAACAGGTATAGATGTGCAAATATGGGCAGCAAGATCGATTGCCAAAGTTTTCGACAAGCTTTCCTTATCTTACCATAGAACTGAGAAAACAAACTCACCTTCATTTACAAAAAACTTCCTTTCCACACATAATCATCCAATGGTTAAGAACATAGCAAAAGCAAGAGAGATTAACAAGGCGCATACAACGTTCATAGATACTATATTAAAACATCAATATAGAGGCAGAATACATGCAGATATAAATCCAATTAGATCAGATCAAGGTGGTACAGTTACAGGAAGATTCAGTTATTCAAATCCAAACTTACAACAGATACCTGCAAGAAATAAAGATTTAGGACCAATGATTCGTTCTTTATTTATACCTGAAAAAGATCACAAGTGGGGTTGTTTTGATTACTCACAACAAGAGCCAAGATTAGTTGTGCATTACGCAGCAACAACTGAACCAATTTGTTTTGATGAATCTGTTGCAAGTATTGTAGAAAAATTTAAGGACAATAGTGTTGACTTTCATCAGACAGTAGCTGACATGGCAAATATATCTAGAACACAAGCAAAGACAATTAATCTTGGTTTGTTTTATGGAATGGGTAAAGCAAAACTACAAGCTGAACTTGGACTAAATACAAAACAAGAAGCAGAAGATTTATTTAATCAATACCATCAGAACGTACCTTTCGTTAGAGATCTTATGAATTACACATCAAAGACAGCTCAGTCTTCTGGATCTATCGGAACATTGTTGGGTCGTAGATGTAGATTTACAAAATGGGAACCAAATCAATTTGGTATGCATAAGCCTATGGAGTTCGAAGAAGCAGAAAGAACTTATGGTAGAGGTAGAATCAGAAGAGCATTTACATACAAAGCTTTGAACAAACTTATACAAGGATCTGCTGCTGATATGACAAAGAAGTCTATGGTAGATTTATACAATGAAGGCATTGTACCGCACATACAAATACATGATGAGTTAGACATCTCGGTTGAATCTGATGAACAGGCAAAAAAAATAATTGAAATTATGGAGAATGCTGTTAGTTTGGAAGTTCCCAATAAAGTTGATTATGAATCAGGTAAAACTTGGGGTGATATTTATGATTAATTATGGCTTACTTAAACGCAAACATCCCTGTAACATACGCTCAAATAAGAAAGGAATTTCTATATGATCTTAAAAGTCATCATGGCGAAGTTGAAGATTGTATTATCTTCGGCCTTAGTTCAATTACTGGTAAATCGATTTTGTTCCAT